ATCCGAGCGTATTCCGGCGGTCCTGCCACTGCTCGCCAGCGAACGTCTAAGCCTCTGATTTCACTTGGCATAATCTGATCTCCTGTCTCGCAGTCTCATCCCTACCCCCGCACGCGGCTGAGGACGGCCCGAATCTTCTCCGTGCTGATTTGCAATCCGTCCCGAATGTCAGCCGGAACACCGCGCGCCGATTGCCACACGCTGATTGCCTCAAGTTCGTCCTCCAGTGCCGCGACGAGTTGCGCATGGTTATTAACTGCCGTAACGATTAGCTGGGCGTTGGCATGACAGATGGCACTGTCATTGTGCGGATTAAGTCTCTTGTAAGTGCCGTAAACCATCGCTATTGATAATCCGTTTTCAGCAACAATCTCATCACCGTCTATCTCGTCGTGGGCAACGTGCCACGGCAGCGGTGTATGCTCACCCAGCGCTCGTTCCGGTTGCGTTGGCGGTTCAATTTCCACGGTTGCCGCTGCCGGATGCAACGGGCACCATTGCATATAGTGATTGCCGGATGGTCGTCCGCAAATCTGATCGCTCGGGAAGTCCCTATAAGCGCAGACCTTGATTGTCGTTTTCGTCATCGTTGTCACTTGTGTCACTCCTCTCGATCTCGGTAATCTCAACCTGTCCGTGGTCCACGCTGGCATAACGCGGCGCATACTTCCATTCGCCTGTCTCAACGTTGTAGCGGTTTGCGCAGTAGTAGTTTCGCGTCGTCATTTGCGTGCTCCTGTCTCAGTCTGATCCTAAGCTCTGACTACCCGCGATAGTCACGGCAAGGGATGGCGGCAGTTAGCCTCAGCCGCCGTGAGGAGCAGGATGGAATTCAACTAACCAACCGCAGTTCACGCTCTCGCCTATATTCTGCACGGCGAGCCTCCTGCTCATGCCAGCGATCGATCTTTCTAAACTCCCGCTGAATCTCCAGCCGATCTTGCGCGTCTGGATCGGTGCAGACGTAAGGCTGATCCCATTTGCCGAAACTTACGTCATAGTAGAAGTTTGGAATTGAACCGTAGTCACCGTCTTCCGAGACAATCTCCGGCATTCTGACTCGCTTGATCTGAGCCATGATTTCATCTATGACCGCGATAGCATCCGGCCTGTCGAGTTTCTCCGGTCCCAGATGATCCCTGTACCAGAACACGTTGACACTATCAACGCCGACAATCGGACCGGAGATGATCGCTACGTTCACACTTGAATGGTGATGCTTGGTTATACTGATCTTGTAGTCAGGCAGCGCGGCCTTGATCGCCTTACGCATCGCGGCAACGTCTTTGGTGTCGATGTAGGGCATCGTCTGATCCTCCACTCGCTTGTACTCAACCCTGAGTCAGTTCTCCACTCAACGAGTCTCCGGTCGCATCGCCGTCGTGTGGTCATTCGGCGCTTCATCGTTGTTGTGCTCGCCCCAGCAGCCGACACAGACGGCCTCGGCGCAGCCAACACAGAACCGTATAGGAAAACAGCCGTCGTGCTCGCATGAAGGACAGCCTTGACTTACTTCTGCTGTGGCTGATTTCAGTAATTGATCAATCATCGTCCTGCCTCCAGTCTGATCGTCAGCCGCGCTGCTCGTCGCAGCAACCCCAGCCGGAACTGGTACGTGCTCGTCAAGCCGATGCGATCTGTCTCGTAGAGCAGCGCAGCAAGTGATTTGTAGATCAGGTGTTTCAGGTAGATTAGTTGTTTCATGGTCTGAGTCTCCTTGTTTAGTCGATCTCAATCTACATAGTGAACTTTCGCGTAAGCGTTCATCATTCCCTCGGCCCATCTCTCCGCGTCTGATCGCGTGTCGTGATGGCTGGTCGTCATAGCGCAGCCGTCCACCATTACCTCCGCGCGCCACGCGTTGCGTCGGCTGCGGCCCAGCCGCGTGATGCGACCTGTAATCAGCGGCGTGTAACCCTCGACTCTGGGCCGATCCGAGCTGAATGGTCGTGGTAGTAAGTTCGTGTTTAGCATTGTCATCGTCTCCTCTCAATTATCGACTATCTCTACCTGTACCCCAGCAATCCGGCTCTCTCAGTTTGCTCACGCGTCCACTGGATAACGCGGCTGGGTTCATCGTAAACAGTCTCGTAACTGAACAACTCCGTCGGCGCGTAGATCTGGTTAGGTAGCTGCGAGAACGAGAGGTAGAACAGGCAGCCCCGCTTGTCCAAACCGCCAAACTCACAGCGAGCTAGTTCTGCTACTTTGCGAGCGCGATCTGCGATAGCGCAGGACGCCTGCATCAACGTTATTCCCTGCTCTTTGGCGACTTCGCGACGAAATTCTAAATTGGCGTTCATGGTCCGATCTCCTCTTTCGTTAAGGTTGGCGTGCGGGCTGCCCGGCGTCAAACTCCACTCCCACGTAGTTAAGCGCCAAGCGCATGTAGGTATCAGCTGAATCCTGATAGCCGATCACAAAATCACCGCCAAGCTTCGCCACTTGCGCAAAGCGACAGGAAGCCATGCTCAACTCAGTCACTTTATTAAGCTCGGCTTCCGATAACCTTGCCAGCCGTGCGTCAACTTGCGCTAGTTTGAGACCGCTATTCACCGCCACCAGCCGTAGCACGTTAAGTGGATTAAAAGAGTTAGGCTTAGGTGATTTCCGTTGAGTTGTCATCGTCTCGATCTCCTCTTTCGTTAAGGTTGGCGTGCGGGCTATTGCGTAGTATGACGGACGCCTTTACCGAACCGCTCCGTACAAACAGAATCAGGTTTATTGATCTTTATTCGTTGTTGCGCCCAGCCGTCATCATAAGCGTCCTGCACGGCCTTGCGCGATACGTCCGGCCACGCTGCATTTGGGTAACTCGCTGCCTCGTTGCTATGACCATAATCACGACGACGTTGCGCGTCCTCGACTCCGCGTTTACGTTGCCTGTTAAGAATCATTGCTAGTTGTTCTTGTGTATGCGTCATGGTCTCAATCTCCTCTGTGTTCGTCTTCGTCTAAGGTGAGTGCATCCTACTCCTTTGTATATACAATGTCAAGCACTAATTTCATCTTTCTTGCAAATTATTTTTCTCCGGCGTCAATCAACAAAAGTATTGACAATGCATATAACCCGTGATAGTCTCCGTGTCAATGAAGACCGCAAAGGACAAAGCCATCTACGTACGAGCTGATAAACGGCTGATTGAACGCTTGCAGCGAGTGGCGCAGCGCGTAGACAGACCGTCGAGTCAAATCGTACGAGAAGCGGTGAAGGCTGAGCTTGATCGGATTGAGGGTAAGTCAAAGTAAGCGCAAGTGAGCGCGCAGACCGAAACGAAAGGGGTGAGGGAGATGGGCGACCACAGAGCAGACGACGACGCGATACTGCGTAAGGTTACAATCGATGCGCTCAAGCGTGTTGGTACGACGGTAACACGCGGCAATAACTATCTCAGCATCGGCTGTGCGGACAAAGGCGAGTTACGCATGGCGTTACAAGGCGCAGAAATTCTACAACGTGAAAGTACAGGAGCAGCATCGCGCAACTATTACAATCTCGCTTGTGCGATCAACCGTAGACTGGTTCAGCTAGCCGACTAACCAACCCACGGGAGGGAGTATGAGTGAGATGAGCGACAACTACGCCAAACAGATTGAAGATCTCCGCGACTGGTTCAAGCTGCGACTACCAGCCTTTGGCAAGGTCATTGTCAGCGAAGACGGGTACAAGGCCGGAACTGACAGCCTCGAAGGTTTCCATGCGGATCTTGTCAAAGCAGCGTTCATCGAATGGCTGTCGATGCGCAAGTACGAGCTGAGTTACAATCAGGGCTGTATTGCGTTCTTTAGCGCGGCGAAGGATCTGGAATTACTGGAGGTTCTACTATGACCCCGACCGAAGCACTCAACCGACTATGCTACGGCGGCTCGATCTCCTGCGTGACGCCGGAGGGCAAGCGCTTCGAGATTGAATCCAAACTCAGTTATGGCATTCCGTGGTATCGTACAATCCCAGCGACGGCGATATGCGGCTTGCAGCGCTACTCTCGACTCAGCAATCAGGAGATGATTGACTGGCTAAGCCGACTCACGATCGAGGATCAACCATGCACAAACTAACCTCGAAAGTCAGCAAGAAGCTGAAACTTTCCAAGTCAAAGGTAAACTACCGCAAGGATGAACGACGCGCTATTCATCGGCGAGTTAGACGTGAAGCAAAACCGGAAACGAGGTTAGCGTCATGCACCGACTAACCCTCTCCGACTACGCCCTCGTCATCCTGCTCCTCCTGGCCCTTGCCCTCGGGTTGAGCTACGGGTTGCAGCAGTGGTTGACGCAGGTGAGCAGTGAGACAAGCGGGCGCATCGAGCAAGCGGGGAGGATGTGGCAGTGAACGAGACAACTGATAAAACATGGACGCCGGAACAATTCGAGCGTGCGTATCGCCTGTACGCGGGAGATAAAACGGATACGCAGGAGTACAAGGAGATCGCCAAAGCGTGCGGCCTGACAACGGGAGAACTCAACGCAAAGCTCGCCCCTGTTTACCGGGAAAGGCACTACGGAACAGGACAAACGGAAGCAAAGTGAAACCCGCCAGTCCCGCGTGCGTCCAACAATGATTAACAACAGGTCTTGTTAACTCCTGCTTATTCCCGTAAAGTACTGACACTGTGAGCACTTCTTATCAATCTGATTACGCAAGAGCGGTGCAACGGAAAGTTATCTGGGACGAGACTCGCTCTAAAGCCGCAGGATTACTGGCTTTAGGGTATCCCAAGACCTACGTTGCTAACGAGGTAGGCGTGACCCGGAATACGATCTATGCATGGCTCGACGACCCTGAATTCGCCGAGGAGGTAGATCGACTTTCGCTGATGACGGGCGTCGCTAACCGGGCTGAACGTTTGCGGGTAGCCATGCGCGTGATTCGTTCGCGAATGGACGAGGAAGGTATTCCCCAAAGCGAGAAAGACGTGCTGGAGTGGTTGAAGTTTGCGCAGAGTGAGACGCACGGTGCGCGGTTGGATTTCGGCAAGTTAGCTGAACTCCTCGCTGGTGAGAGTGCACAACAGGCTGATGGACCAGCGACGCGACAACTGGCGGGGACGATTGACGTAGAGGCTACACAGAGCGCGGTTGAGGCAGGACTGGATACTATTATGTTCACCGATGGCACGTCTACAGGTGGTAGTGAAAGTGGTAATGCGTCGTCATCGTCGCAAGATGTAGTAGCAGGACCAGACGAGGAGTTGAATGCGTCGTGAGGGTAATTTAACATGGACCGAGAAGTCTTCAATGACCTTGAACTAATGGTTAAGCGTGCACGTTTAAGACTGCTTTACGCTCACGGTGCTAGATACTTAGACTTAAGTTACTTTATCGATGAATGCGTGTCCTTCCAAGTAGATCTACTCAAGTCGAAGTAGAAACCCGCTAAACTATTACGCTAACCCCTCTCAACAGTAGACATAGACCACTACCACTGCTACTCCTACTCGCTACTCACAACTGCATACGATTGAATAAAGTTCAGCTAGCGACCTAACAACGCGCGTAGGTTAATTTCTCCGTCATTGCAACGCTGACAGATCAACCCACGTCCGTATCTACTCTCATAGCCAACCGAGTCGCTCGCCTGCCCGCACCTACTACAGCTTCGTGGTCCGTCCTCGTCAGCGGTAGCTTGCACGTGTTGCAGGGCCCGTACCGCGCGAATCAATTCTCCTCCAGTGTTATCCATTCCCGCACCAGTCTCACTCGATGGAAAGAAGTAGTCAACGTAATCGATCGCCGCCTGCGCTACTCGCTGCTCTGCTCGGCGAATGTCCAAGTCGTCAGTCATTGTCGTTAACGGCAGTGTACCCTCAACGCGGAAGCGTAATGTACCGTCGACTAGTTGCTGCGTCCAGTACTTGCCGTCACTGATGCCGTAGCGTTCCAGCAGGGCCGTAATCGCATTCCCAAACTGCACCAGATCGTCGTTCGTCATCGTTATCGCCGTTATCGTCTTTCAGCCTCCACGCGCTCAACCTCACACCTCAAATCTAAAAGTCTTGGGGTAGGTGGAGGGGGTGGGCCTAGTTCGCATGTAAATTTTCCTAATTCTAATCTATACAATACGTTGTATCCCGGCCCGTTTAAGACAGGTAGCCAACTGCGTGATTGTACTGGCTGCGTTGACATGAGTAATCCAGATACCGCCCACTTTTTCCCACTTGTGCCGATACTTTTCCCAATCGTCGATCAAGATATCGCCGGGTTTGGCGTGCAGGTATTTCTCGCTTGAACGGCAAGCGCGGACTTCCGTGTCGCCTAACCATCTTCGCGCCCACGCTCGTTTATTGTCAGACGCCTCAGCTACAGACTTCGGCACACCTGTCAGCACAACGGGGCGAAGCGGTGCAATGAATCTCCAAAGTTCCGCGAAGTCAGACATGGGCGGCAGATTCAAGTAGAAGTCCCGCTGCGTTCGCACCAACTCCCAATCAACGTTATCTGCGTGGATCGACGGGCGAACACCAAACGCGGCTGCGTAGCCCGAATCAAAGTCGGCCAGCACGCCATCCATGTCTACGAATAGTCTCAATTGCTCTCCCCTTCTAACCCTCATGTAAATTTTCCCACTTCTAACTTATACAACATCTTGTTGACCCATCGTCTCCACTCGATGGTAAAGACAGATGCTCCCCGCCACTGAGACGTTCAGACTGAACTCCCCGCGTAACTTGATCACGTGATGGCAACGTTCGACTATGTCCTGTGGCAATCCGTGGTCTTCTGCGCCCAGTAAATACACCGCGCGCTCAGGATGGGTAAATGAGTACAAGTCACGAGCTTCTTCTGTTAGCTCGACAGCAACCAACTGCGCGTCGTAAGGCAAGTGTCGATAGCAATCCTCGAAGTCGTCGTAGTAAACCAGTGGAATATGGCGGTGGGTCTTCATTGTGTCAGAACATTGCTTCGAGTACCTTGCGCCGATCGTGAAAATGTAAGCCGCACCGAGAATGTTTGCCGTGCGCCATAAAGTGCCGACGTTCACGGATTTCTTAGGGTTGAAGATGCCTATTGCGAAGTAACCGCGCTGGCCTTTTGTCATTGAACCTTGAATCCTTGTACAGTTTCCCCTATTCCTCCACGAGCCCCTCGGTACGCAGGTGTAAGTCGGAAGACGGGCAGGAAAACTCGGTATCACCCGTCCTGATTACGGCTTCACCGTTTTTCAATCGGTAGGAGATACCTACCTTTGTGACGAACACCCCTCCCATAGTTCTCGTTTCGATCCACTCGCTGGATTGATAAATAGTTACAGGTTCTCCGGTTTGGGAAAGAGCATGAATCTGACCTTCTTCTTTAGTAAATCTTCGATCTGCCATTTGTTTTACTCCTTGCGCTCGTGGCGGATGCAGCCCATAGTTTTAACCATGTTCACTGGTTCGTCTTCGCCTTCTCAATCACCGTCTCCGGCCCCTTATCCAACTCGCCGGGATTGAACGGCAACTCCAGCAGGAACCGCACGGCATTGAGTTCCTCGGGCGAGAGGGAGGCGAGAGTGGTGATCAGGTCGCTGGTTGACATTTTATTCCTTTCGTATGCTGTGTCTGCTTATTTACGTTGCCGGATTTGGCCTGTCTGATTGCGATGGCGTTGAGAAATAGTCCCCTACATCTTGTAGTACACCATCGAACACAAACTCCCTCACCGAGCAGTATTCCCAGCCGAGATCCTTCATGTGCACTGCGGCTATCACGGGGCTGGGATAGTAAAGTAGATCGCCGCCGCTGCGACTTACCCAGTCGGGTTTGCCGTTGGGCGGGCTAACCCAGATGCCCCAGTAGCGTGGTACATCAGGCGCGAGCGGTCCGGTGACGATGGTGATATTTTCCAGCCCGCGTTCCCTGAACTTCTCCTGCCATGTCTCCAGATCCTGTTGTGAGACGTCGTCAGCTTCAATCGCCAGCACGTAGCGTTTCTCGGGATCGATTTCGTGTAGTTTCATAGCATGTCTCTTTTCTGTCTCTCATACCACTGCCTCATCCCTCTTGTCTTTAATTGTTGAAACTTCTGACTGACGTGCTCCTGTACTGGATCACCTACGTCAAGGATGGCTTGAAAGTGTCGCAGCGTCTCAAGTGGCAGGCGGCACAGTTTATGCAGGGACTTGGTTGTATGTAACGGAGCACATAACTCGCGTTCCTCTGACGTAATGTCAGTTAGTGGCTGAAAATAGAAACTTACACTATCCTCACTCCAGAGGTAGATCACCTGTCCCGTCAGCGGAACGATCCACGACCCCGCAGGACTCCAGCTACGATCTATGAAGTTAGCGTCTGGGTATAGATCGGTATCGTCACAACGATGATCTTTAGTAACCGAAAGGACCACGTAGCCGTCTGGGTTGTTTATCCCCGCAGTGTAGAGAACCAGAGAAGCGGAGTTATCTGCCCCCAAATACAGTCCAAGATCTGTTTTCATTAGTTTACCTGCTCTCTTAATTCCATTTCCGCCGCTTGCGCCCACAGCCTCACTGTCACTCGCGCAGAGTCGTCATCGAGATCTCCAAGCGCATCGAGCACCATTCCCGCTCGTCGCGGCTCATACCCGTCCAGTACGAGATAGATGACGACCGGGTAGTCGAGCAGGAGATCGAGGGCGTCGTCAGGGGGAATCATTTGAACTATTCCTCCGCTTTCGCACTAACTGCCAAGTACAGAAAATAACAATTAATGCGTGACCACCGACAAAGTAGACACGGGCTGGCAAGGCGTAATCAGCACCGAATATAGCAAGCCAGTCAGTTTTAATTGCAACGCCTAATCCAAAGGCGAAAAACATCCCCGCTACGCCGTAGAATCGCAGGTCGCTAACTTGAGGTGCCTGAACTCCCATTTCTTCTCCTACTCGGTTTACGCGATATAGTGCACGAACCTCGCCCACTTCGTCCTCAACCACAACCATACCTTGAACCACCGTGGCAAGTTAATGCGTCCTGTCTCAATCGCGGGTAGGGCGTAGTGGTGAAATAAGCGCGTCTCCCATGACTTCATCGCGAATGGGTAGTAGCGCGCGTCACTGACTGACCCCTCCCATGCTGGCACTCGTCTCTCGATGTCCCCGCTCATAAATACTCCCCACCCCACCCGCGCAACTTCCCCCGATCCATCGCTCTCCAGTAGTCTTCCAGATTCACCCCGCCACTGGCAGGCCATGCGAACTCAATCCACTCCGGCACGGGTGGAATCGAGTCGGGCAATCTCGCATCCTCCCACGCGACGAGCTGGCGCACGATCGGCGCAGCGGGGAGTTTGTAGTGTGCTTCTGCGGTGTAGAGCAGGCGTAGTTCACGGTCGAGTCGGGTGGTCATGTTCGAACCCTTGCAAAGATTTGTTGACAACCTTTCTCGCTATCGTCCTCATCGTCAGTCCTTACCATTCGGCCATCCGTGAAAATGTCAACATGGACTGGATACGCACTCGAATCGTTGTAGCCGTATAGGCCAATCCAGAAGCGCGAGTCGGCCATCTGTTCCATATGCAGCAAGCACTTGCCGTCACGATCCCTAACAACGATCTCGTCCACGGTGCCGTCGTCGTGATAGCGTACCTGAATACCTTCTGGCATATGTTCGCGTTGATTTAAGCTGTGACTGGTGGCTTTTGTCATAATTGAAATCTCGTTTCACTATCGTTTTCATACCGGATCTCATCCACCGCCTCAGCCCTGCCCCACCCCGTATACAGCCGATCTGGAAAGTTCAACACAACTGCATTCCACAACCCGACGTTCTCGTACGCATGAACCACTTCCGGCGGCACGAGCACGGAGACTGGATTTGCCTCACCGACTTCGAGGACGAGTTCCTCCCTTGATGATCGATTGTCCCAGAGATGCAACTTGAACTTCCCGCACAAAAAGACGAAGAAATCCGATTGCTCGCGGTGCTCATGCGGGCCGCGGACGACGCCGGGGCAAGTGAGGGAGACGTAACCCATTGCTGGGTTGAACCCAGCCGGGAATTCGTCATTGCGCCAGATCTCGCTCAACCAGCCGCGCGGGTCCGAGTGACGGGTGAGAGGCGTGATGATGACGCCTGCGATTTTATTCTCAGTGGTCATTCTGGACTCGGTACGATCTTATTCTCCCCACCTAGCTGACAGGCCCAACAAATCCCCTGCTTGTTACAGCGTTCCATGTGCTTCTCAATCGCCTGTCCCACCAATCCCGTCCCCGGACAGTGGTTCTCCTCAATGTCAAAGATGGCGTCGTAGTCGGGACTGTCAGGCACTTCGACCGGGATGGTGAAAGTGCAGCGGACGTGGATCGTTTTCATTATACTTTGCGCTTAATTCCGAAATCTTTTGCTTTGATTTTAACCATGCGTCCGTCAGGGTGATGCCAGACAATGCCTTCAATGTTTTGCGTCTGAAAGAATTCGCGCAGCTCGTCGAAGTTGCGGGGCGCGTCATCGAGGGGGTGCTGTCCATGTCTGAACAAAATGTGGTGCGATACACCCTCAGGATTGCCCTGCACCTTTGGGCCACACAGTTCGTACGTGCCATCAAAATACGGATCGGGCGAGCCGCCGGAAACGTTCCGAACGAAGTCATCCCACGCCTCTCGAAAGTACCGATCTTCCGAGCCTTCGCCAACGCGCAGCCATCCGGGCCAGTGGCCCGTGGTCTCATCGGGCGGTTGCGCGGGAATGAATCCGGGCGGCGGTTGCTTTCCTTTCTTCGCGTCGTAACGCTTGTAAAGAATGCCGCCTTGAATCATGCAGCAGGTGCCATCAAGCTTTTGAGTAGCAACGCCTTCGCCAGCGAGCACCCATTCCGCGCCCGGTACGACCTCATTTCTGACAAGTCTGTTTCCATCGTAGTTACGCTGAAACAGGGAAATGATTTTTCTCATTTAGATTTTCCACCATTGACCCCTAACAATATCTTGTGCGATGATGGATGTCAAGGAGGATCTATCAATGAGCGAGTTCGATCAGGAGACGGCGTTGCAAATTGCAAAACGAGCAAGGAACATTGCTGAGTTGCGCGGTGAAATTGAGAAGGCGGAAATACTAATCGAAGCGCTGGGAAAGCAGCCTGCCGCGGATTTAACTATTCTAGTCTCGACTTTTCTCCGGCTGGAAGACTGTCGTTGCGAGGTCTCAACAGCCTCAGCGATTTGCTTGTTGCGTGAATCAATCGAGATGAAGCAGCAGTATATTAAGACTCTTAGCGACTGGCTGCGATCTGCGTTGAGTGAATAGTCGCACGTCTACTGATTAAGTTCTATTGTATACTGTGCGTTGATGAGTCGAGACATCACCACCATTCCAATCGAAGAAATCGAAACAGAAATCTCTGAGCGACTCTGTCGAGAATTAACCAACCGACTGGGCTACTCCTTCGACGACGAGCGCATCAAGCGCATGGCGACGGACGTGAGAGAGATCGTCGCGCAGGGATACGGTGGCGCGTTCACAATAGGCGAAGCGCTGGATATGGAGTTGCTACTGTACGGCGATCCATTGACGACACAGTTTGAGCCCGTTGGCATACTCAATATCGAATGAGCAACGACCCCAACCTCCCCCCGTCCCTTCGTCTCAAGCATCTCTGGCCCATCGAGGACAAGCTGGAGGAGGCACGGCGCAGGCAGCTCAAAGGTGGCGGGCTGATTCGTCCTCAGCTTCACGCAGCTCAGCAGAAGATGAAGGCGGAAGCGCGGCGGTTCAATGTCGCAGCACTGGGCCGACGTGCGGGCAAGAGCGTGTTCGGTCAGGATGTCAGTGGCGACTACCTTATGGCAGGCTGGCCTGTCGGCTGGTTCGCGCCCTCGTACAAGATCCTCGCGGATAGCTGGCGCGACTTGCAGCGCGTCTTCGCTCCGGTGACGATCGACAAATCGACGCAGGAACATCGTCTGGAACTGAGCACGAAAGGCGTACTGGAGTGCTGGTCGCTGGATAATCCCGACGCGGGTAGGAGCCGCAAGTACAAGCTCGTGATCGTAGACGAAGCGGCCCTCGTCCGCTATCTCGGCGATGCATGGCAGGCGTCCATCCGTCCCACCCTCACCGACTATCAGGGCGACGCATGGTTTCTCTCCACGCCCCGCGGCTCGAACTTCTTCCGCACGATCTATAACTGGGGTCAAGACCCACTCAAAGACGAGTGGCGCTCATGGCAGATGCCGTCGTCAGTCAATACCACGCTTACAGATCTCGACAAAGAGATCGAAGCAGCGCGACTAGAGCTACCTGAACGCATCTTCCGTCAGGAGTACCTCGCCGAGTTCATCGACGACGCGGGCGGGGTGTTCCGGCGCGTGCTCGAATCAGCTTGTGCAACCGCGCAAGACAGCGCCATCGACGGACATTCCTACCTGGTCGGCATCGACTGGGGCAAGTACAACGACTTCACGGTGCTGAGCGTGATCGACGTGACGACGAAGGAATTGGTTCACCTCGACAGGTTCAACCAGATTGACTATATAGTGCAGAGACAGCGTCTCTACGCACTGGCGGGTAGGTTTAAGACTAAAACTCTCATCCCTGAACACAACTCCATCGGTATTCCGCTGATCGAAGAACTGCAACGAGAGGGTTATAACGTTCACCCGTTCATTACGACAAATGCAAGTAAAGCTGAAGCGATTGACTCATTGGCGCTGGCATTGGAGAAGGGCGACTTGAAGATCATAGACCATCCCACTCTCATTAGCGAGCTACAGGCATTTGAAGCCGAGCGATTACCAAGCGGAATGCTGCGTTATTCCGCGCCGGAGGGGTATTCGGATGACTGTGTGATGTCTGCGGCGCTGGCGTGGCACGGAGCCAGTATCAGGCCGCGGCGGGTGTTGTATGCGTAGATTCGGTAGCAGCTAATGCGGCTCGACATCGCTGTTCTGCTGATGCGTGGATTAAGTCAAAGTGATGAAACAGCCGATTAGTAACCGACTTCGCGACTATGTCCAGCAATGCTCTGTAGTATGCTGACTGCAAGCCCATCTCCGCGACTTGATCTTCGACCTGCATTGCGGCTTCAATGGATGACGAATACGGCAAAACGTTACCGGGCCACGGCGTTCCGTCGTCGCGCACTGGTGTCTCCATAACACGGGTAGCTACGGCGATATCTAGTTCTCGTCCGCTTAGTTCTTTATCTGACAACTCTTTACTCTCCAATCTCGCGCTTTTCGGAATCCAGAATTACTAGATAGGTGTACAAGTTTCCAAAGTTGATCGCCGCGCCAGCACCACAAATCAGAGCTTCGAGCAAGTTGCCCTGTGCGACCATGAGGCCCGCCACAAAGGCGCAGGACACGGCAAAGACAAGACTGACTTTCATTCACTTCTTTCCTATTAAGTCCAGCGTGGAGCCGTCGTCGTAGTGAAGTGTGACGAATGTAATTCCGTTTTCAGTATGAAGATCGATTTTGTGAACCGTGGCCTTAACCATCGAGTGCCTCATTCCCCCAACCAGAGCCGGCCCATCGTCTCCCGCAACGAGCCAGCCCCGGTCGGTGTACAGGAAACCACTCCACGGGGAGTGATCGAGGGGGAGTCTAGCATAAGAAATTCAGATTGACAAGATATTGTATAGTAGATTATCCTGCTAAGCATGACGACTCATCGACTTTCGCAGCGGACGCAGAACGTTAAAAGGATCATCGGGTGGATTTCTTTTGTTTTGTTCGTGGTTACGCAATGGAATGTTTACCCGTGGCCTTTATTTTCACTTACTTTCTATGGGTTATTTTTTATCTGGCAATTACTGCGAGTTTATGACAGCCCGAAGCTATGGCACGTACCCGTGCTTGCGGGCGCGGCCCTTAATTATATTGCGTTATTTGCCAACGGTGGACGTATGCCTGTACTTGGACGGACTGAGGCCTACCGTTGGTGGCAGCCCCTGACAGAGGATTCCCGTCTCGTATTTCTGTGTGATATCTATTTTCAGTCTAGCGTCGGGGATATGCTGATAGCCTCAGCCGGAATTGTCGCGCTGGCAGTTTGGTTACTACGACGAAAACCAACTGCCATATTACTAACGAAGCGAACAGATCTATCAAAGGTTTCGTAAATCGTCAGCTTATCATAACCAGTTGCGTCTGACAATATCTTGTGTTAGAGTGCTCCTCGTCTCGCTGCTGTGTGCAAAGAGGAAGACGCCACCTGCCAGTCAGGTGCTCCGTAAAACGGAACTAAGGGATCGCGGTTCGAGTCCGCGTCG